TCTTTCGAGTAGTATTGTCGTGTGCAAAGTTCCTTCATTAGTTCCTTTGTCACGCCAGTAATCTGACCACCACGAATAAACTCCTTTGGCTGAATCCATAACTCGCTATTCTTGTTGTAATACTCAACTTCTTTACCACGGAAGAATGCTTTTCTACCTGATGGCTTTGAGCTAAAATTGACCTTAGAGACAGCGGGACTCCAAAGCGCGTCAACTATATGCCCGAAGCTAATACCGCTCCCTGTGCCGTCTAGCGTGGCTCTGTATGGCGTTACTCCCCAGTCTGTTGCCAGTTCCTTCCATTGAATCACCAATTGATGAGATAATGGGTTCTTTTTGTCAGAAGTATCCTCTACCAAACCCCTATACTGACAAACATGCAAATGATCCCTGCCTCCAACTTTACCAATCTTGGCAACTCCAGCGTAAGCTCTATCACCTCCACGGGTGAATGCAGGATCTAGCGCCGTAATCACAATTGGCGTCCCCTCCCATTCAGGCTCTTGGTCTTCCATTGCATTGTTCACAATGAACTCACTCTCTTGATAAATCGTATTTCCTGCTCCTTCAGGACACCAGAAAGCTTTAACGAAACGATAATATCCTCTGCTCTTCTTACCACCCCTAGCATCTGCAATCCTATCACAATACAATTGATCTGGTTGCCAGAAATACTTCTCCCCGTCAGGCTCTGTAATCCTTGGACTCAACTCAGCATTGAAACGAATACACATTCCATACTTTGTTTTCCATTCTTCTTCCTGTTCCGTAATTGTAGCCCATCCACCAATTGGCTCACACAAATCAGCAAACGGATCACTAAATAAATTGGGGTTACCCAATCCACCAAAGAACACCCGATCGTTGGACGTAAGGTTGTCCCATGCAGCTTCCAAAATACCATCCCCAAGGTTTGGCATCTCGTCTGCAATAACCACAACATTAGGACTTTTAATACCAATCAGTCCACTACTAGCTTCTCCTGCTTCAGCCTTACCTGCCGCTACAAGTTCAATACCACTGTTCCTCGTCAGCTTCCCCAACTTGTTTACACCCTGAATTACTCCAAGGCTGTCCACCAACTTTCCAGGACATCCCATCCTTTGTGCTTGTGCATACAACTGCGTAACACTCCTCCAAATCCTTTTCCTTGCGTCTGCTTTAGTCGTACTCATTACAAACACATATGTGTCTGCTGGCCGACTCCAAAACTCTACCAATGCATACAAAGCAAAACCATCACTCTTACCACTAGACGAACATCCAGCAATACCCAAAAACCTCTTCTTCCCCCCATCACCAATAGCACTACGAATCATTTTATTCGTCCACTTATTCCACACAACCCTCCGCACACTCCCATCACAATTGAACGCCAAGTCCACCACATTCTTAAAGTGATCCCACTTCTCCTCCACACTACACTTCCTGTGCGCATAACACCATAACTCAATCGTCAACTGATTCACACCAGTCGGCCAATTGTATCCATATTTATCCATGCACCCTAATTACCTCATACCCCCTACAGACTCAAGGGATTTTTTTTAGTGGAAATTTTTTTATGAGAATTTTTTCACAGACGCTCTGTTCCATCTGTGTAGTCGATACTGCGGAGTAGGGGAGTCAGGTGACACCCGCCGCCCCTCAGACTATACCAACAACACACACATATGAATACTACATTACAACTACCAATCACAGCAGCAGAAGCAATCAATCAACTTCAAGCAAGGAAGGATGGACTGATAGCGCTGTTACCAAAGGGATCATTCCCGTTTGAAGAAAGACATGAAGCTGATTGCCGCAGTGTCAGAGCAGGAATGGGTAATGGCGCTGGCTTTATCAATCATGCAATTAATGAGATTAACGAGACAATGGCAGAGATCATCAAGCGTTGTTTGATAGATCGTAACTGGTAATTAGACACACTACTCATCTCCTCGCGGGGGTGGGTAGTAGTCTGGTTACCAGAGACAGTAGCATCCTGAACGTATGCCCTGATCATGTGGATGGTGAATGCATGACACGCCGATGAAGCGGCAACTACACGATATGGTAATGTATAAAGCACTAAAAATATCTCCTGCATGGAGAATCGAATTGTTGCGTCACTACCTTGATTTCATTAAGGTGGATCAAGGCACGTTACACTGTCATCATGTCACGTTGCAATATGACGTTGATGAATATGATAACGACTTCGACTATGAAACAACAATAATGTTTACCCACGCAGGAGTAAGTTCAAGCGGGGTAATGGCATTAAAACCGTTCCTTAATAAACGGATTGAATGCAAGCAAGATAATCCACATATGACAGTATTTGTTCCACATGGCGCAAGTGCTAAGGACGCAAACACAATTACAAATTGGGAGCCTTTGTTGTCGCCATGGATTGTGGATGTAAATGAAAAAACATTGCGTGGAAAGACACCTACTCCAATAGTCTTCAATAATAAAGCTGAAGTCATGGCTTGGCTTTACGATAGGAATTATGAATACATGGACAATGTTCGATATTCGGTTTTGTCAGATGCTGCAAGTTATACGCAGTATGAAGTGCAAAAAGCTAATGGATGCTGTAGATTCGTTGATCAACTAATCATTGTTGGCCAAGAGTTGGCCATGATCGGTTGCAATTACGGACATTAACATCCCCAACCACTGCTCATTTTAGCCAGACTAAAGTGGGCAGAATTGGTGGTGTCGCAATGACAATACTCGGCAACTCCTTCCGTTTAAGGAGAGACTACATAATACAATGCAATACGATAAAGAAAGAAAACAAGACAGCCACGCAAACGCCGTGGAAAACGCAATCAAGTATCTCCTTACTCTTCCTCCGAAGAAGAAGGTTTGGGATAAGGTAATTCCAATGGTGAGATTGCCAATCAGGTTAAAGGAACTTAATGTTCTTCCCCCGCTTGACGTGATTCGCCTATAACCTCCAACCATCAGCGCCTCAGTTTGGCCAACTAAATTGGGGCGTTGTCTTGGGTGTTACCTTAATTAACACTATCCTACTTCCTTTCCACACAGAACCAGCAGGCAAAAACAAGGACAACATTAGTTGCCTTAGTGGTTTAACAACAGGCAAAGGGAAATACATTGTAATTACTGGAAAGATCAATACCAATACAGATTGTTTTGGCTTCACACGGGGATAAAACATAAAATCCATTGGTATATCAACATCTCTCCTAACAGTTATTCTGTACTACCATGCCTCATCCATCCGTAATTACTTAGGGTTACGGCAAAAACACTGTGCGTCTATATCTCTCTACAAGCCGATTTAAGCATAGCTTCCCCATCGGCCGCTATGATCACCCTGCTCGGTGGTCAAAACCCCCTAGAATCGGCCGTATTGCCCTCATTTGGGCGCATTTATGGGTGTTTATTGCTCATTTGTGCAGTTTATTTGCACATGTGCGTATTATAGCACCTTTTCTGGTGTATCCAAACTTGGCTAAAGTAATCAGATGTCAACAATAGGAGAAGGATTAAAACCGTTGGTTAAGATAGAAAGGTTAATACTACTGTCTGTCTTTCCTTCATCTGGGTTGATTGCTTTATCAAGCATCTTCATAGCTTTTTCAGCCTCCGCGAAATCCTGAGGTATGGGAGACATGAGCCAGAAAGTATCTAAGGCTTTGCTTGCGCCTTTGTATAGTTTCTCTCTCATTTCTTCTTTTCTCGCCGCCCAACGGTCTGCAATTTGCTTTGCTGTGTCCTGTGGGGGTAAATCGGTGCGGGTTAATGCACGGCTGATTCGTTGTGGACTTAGCCATCGTTTGTCTTTGCTCCGCGACAACACAGTTTGGTAGTTCAATCCAAACTCCAGAGCTAAATCTTTCAAGGAAGTATCACCTGATACATACCTATCTTCAATTTCCAACCAAACTTGATCTGCGATCTTTGGTGGCCGTCCTTTACGGATTGGCTGAATAGAATCTCCCATGGCGTAAGCATAAATAATTGGCAAAGGTTGTCAAGAATAAGCTTCGCTATGGGTTGAAATGCATTATTATGAGTGCGACTACACACACCACAACAGAGAATTATGCAGGTTTCGCTGGCCTACATGATCAAAATCTAATCAGCGAACAAGAATACGCCCATCTTAGAACAGGGCTACTCCCACAATACGCCAGAAGGTGGATTGTAAAGGAGTTTGGTGGTGTTCCGACACGGATACGCCGCCAGTTAATGGAAGTTGCTTCAGAGGAGCCTTATCATCCTCAAACAGCAATCTCTATTGTATTCGGGGTTATTGCTTCCTACAAATCCTTAGAGAAGTGGAAAGCAGCTAACCTACGCAAATCTCATCAATCCATCTCCGTTAGCTCCAAGGTTAATGGCAAGTGGAATGATCTTGAGACTACGTTATGGCCTCCATATGAACGTCCCACTACACGTTCAGGTCAGGTCAATAACACAGTGTATCACCGTCCAGCGCGTTACGTGTTCAAACATGGTTCAATCCGTGTTGATCTTGGTGCGCAAGACGGAAGATTCTCTCCAATCCTGCACAACAATCCTAACTCAGCTATGCAATCCGTAGCTACACGGTTAGGACGTGCTATTGGTGGAGACTTTAACAGAGTTGCTCAGCAGATTGTCGGTAATGATGATCTTGTTGCTACCTCAACAGCAATGCGGGTAGGCAATCAATGGATAGTCCTGATCACAATGATGCGTGATCCCAAGCTTACACCTGCATCTTTCCATGTTACTATGGAAGGAACGGTTAAGTCCACGGATGTTCATCATCCTGCTAACTCCGTTTCAGAAGTAGAGTATGCCTTAATCAAGGGCATCATCGAAGAGGACGATTCAGAGCAATCACTCAATTATTGCTATGAGTTTGATGG